ATGACCGAAGGGGTTGCAGGGTTGGTAGCTGGAACGACAACAGCGCAACAGGTATTTGCTGATTTCCTAAACAACATCGGCCAGGCTTTAATGAAAGCAGCGCAACAAATGATCGCCCAGTATTTAGCAATTGCAGCCGCACAAGCACTTGCGAATTTATTTAGTCCTGCCGCTGGCGCGAGTGGTGCGAGTGCAGGATTTGGGATGCCTGAGATAGCACCAGGAGTAGGCAGCTTAGGCCCGCAAAGGATGTTTGCTTTTGCCGAAGGTGGCAATCCACCAGTTGGCAAGGCATCACTGGTTGGCGAAAAAGGCCCTGAGCTATTCGTTCCATCGGCTGCTGGTACGATCATCCCAGCAGGCCCCACCGCAGGCATCCGCGAGGCAATGGCTAACGGTAATGGCAATGGCGCTACAGCACCCATACTTAATATGAGCTTTGAAACTACAAGATTTGGCAATACCGATTACGTTAGCCGTGAACAACTGGAAGCAGCAATGATGCAAACCAGAGCCGAAGCAACAAAAGCCGGTGCTAGACGTGGCATGACGATGACATTAGATAAACTACAACAATCACCATCCACCCGTAGCAGAGTAGGTTTAGGTTAATGGCTGCTTTCCCTTCTTTTGCACCAACTAGCCGTAGCTTTACGCCAGGCACCTATCCGCAACGTTCCTATCGTTCATTGTCAGGGGTGGTGACCAAACGCACATTTGGTAATGCACCAAGCCAATCAACACTAGATATGAGTTTTGATAATGTAACTGACTCAACTGTTACCGCGATCATTAATCATTATCGCAACCAAACCGCAGTTAATAGAAGATTTCAGCTATCTGCAACAACAATGGGCGGTATGGATTCCGGTTTAGTTAGCATTGCCAATGGTACGATTGATAATTTACGATTTGAATATAAAGATCCACCATCAGTGCAATCAGTAAGGCCAGGCCGTTCAAGCATTAGCGTATCACTAATTGGCGAAATCCGTGATCCCAGGAGTGATGATTGATGGCGCTTGACATCCGTATTGCACAGTTTTTTAAATTACAAGCAGCTAATGGTCAAGAGCATTATTACCAGAATTATTTTGCTAATCAAACCATAAATTATGGCGGCAAATTATATAGCTTTGCACCATTCCGCGCTGAAGGAACAACAGCATCTTTAAACGGTGATAACAATGTATTGCAAGTATTATTTCCCAATGTAGATTTTGCAGTGCAATTACTTTATAGCAGCAATAGTAACCGCCTATCGGTGATGGAACTTACCACGCAATGGCTAACGGCTGAAAATGCTTACGCCGGAACAGCATTAACAGAATATTATATTGGTGTTGGTTCTTCTATTAGCGAAACTACTTTAGAGCTAAGATTTAGAAGTTCAATTGATAGCGTTTCATCCAACTTCCCAAACCGTACATTAACCCGCGAACTGGCTGGTATATTACCATTAGATGCGCAACTGGTCTTGCAATGAACATAACCACCAATGATTTAATCGGTTTGCAGTATGGCTGGGGATATGCACCAGGCGATGGTACGGGCATGACAGACTGCTTTCAGCTTGTATGTGAAATGCGTCGCCGTATGGGAATGAGCGACTATAGCGAGCGGTTTGAATGGGTGTATGACCAATACACAGAAGATACATTCCGCAGACGATTGATACCACGATGGCTATTGCAGCATGGCACTAGACTAGGTGCACCACAAGTTGGGGCCGTATTGTTACTACCAGGACATGCAGGCGCTGCATTAGCAACAGTAGTAACTGATGGTGCGCTATTCCTTGCACCTAGTGGTAATGTAGTGCGAACAAAATGGCCTGTTGATATGGGCTATTATTTCTGGATGAACTAATGCGTAAATTACTGCCATACGAATACCAGCTAATCGAACAGCTAGGGATTAGCAAAGAAGAATATTTAGAATTTATTGCTGTACAAGCTGCATATAACGACCCCAAAATAGGCACTGTTCTTGATGCTCGTGGTGATTTTGGTGTATCAGCAATAATCGCTGTTGTCGGCCTTATATTTTCAGTGGCCTCAACTTTACTGCGGCCAAAGCCACAGATTTCAGCGCCAAGGGGCCAAGGGGTATCAGTTGGCACTCCACCGCCAGGTGCAGCAACTGAAGGCATTGGTGGTCAAGCGCAAACCCGTGAGCAACGTTTCTCACCGCGATTTGGTTTCAATGGTCAACAGGATTTAGCGAAATATGGCGATCCAGTAAATTTAATTTATTGCAACACTGACATCAATCCTAAAGGCGCTGTACGTGCCGCCACATCATTAGTCTGGAGCGCCGTGCGCAGTTATGGGTCATCGCAATTTGTACAGCTTTTATTGGTATTAGGTGCGGGACGTATTGCAGGTATAAATGCCGATAAGTCAGCATTTGGGCAAGTTGCATTAGAAGATTTAGTAGCACAAAATAAATTCTTTTACCACAACAACCAAGGCACGGGATTTTTAAGCTGGAACGACGAAGAATACGGTCGTGCATCAACAGATCCTACATTTTATGGCACCGGATTAAATAACCCATATCGACTGCAACCAGAGCCAGGCGATACCAGGATTGATGGCTTCAGCCAAGCATATAGCCCTGGGACTCAAAACGCATTTGGCGTTTATGGTGTTGTACCAATTAATACATTTGTATATCAACGCAACGATATAGGTAACAAGTTATCCGCCGTTTTAGGAATATCAGGCGATTATAGCTGGACAGCAGGCCAAGAATTAACAATAGATACAGCTATCACCTTAACAATAAAAAATACTAAAGATGATGTAGATGATGTAAATACACAAGCGCAAGAAACAAGGCGTACATTATCAAGTGTATTTGACGCAAGCGGCATATTTAAATTAGGTTCGGCTGTATTTAGAGTAACCAATATAAATACTGGCTCTCCAGATGAACAAGATATGATAATAAATTTAATTTGCATTGAACGTGGATTTGCGCCTTATGTAGCTTATGCAGATTTAACAGGAGCTAACTCAGGAGCGCAACGCAGTACAGAAATTTTAGATGAGCCCGCATATATAAATGCGCTAAACATTTTAAAAGTATTAGAGGTAGAGGATGAAAGAGTAGGGAAAAAACTTATAGGATACAACGACGATGGCAATATTTCTTCCTTTGAATATCAAGATTATACATTTGTTAATGTTATAGAAGGCACTGCACCAGAAGGATACGAATTAGCAGATGAAACTTTTGGCCCGAATGACGCTTTTGCGCGTGGTAGAGCTAAAACAGCTCAAGGGGTATATAAAACAAGATATGAAAGCCGTACCGCAGAAGACTATTACGGGGATGCGTTTAACCCTAGCCGTGGAGGCGACAACCTCGTATCTGTTGCTGTAGGATATTACAAAGCAAGAGATGTAACAAAAGATGAACTTGCAGCTTATTCAGTCTATAACCAAAAAAGAGCAAGTTCTCTTGAAGCTAGAAGCGGCGCGGAATTATTTTTTACCAAAGCTTTAGCCCGCGCTGAATCGGCATCATACCGCACTATTCAGCAATGCAATATTGTTGATTTTGCTATTAAAAGCCGCGTCTTCAAGCGTATATCAGGCAGGCAAGAACGCTATGGATCAAGTAATGTAGGCGGTTATCCCATCAGCGATAATGGCAACAAGAATCGCACTGCAATGTTTTTGTTTAAATATCGTAAAGCCGGAGAAACTGCTTTTACTATAGCGCCAGCTATTATTGCAGTGAGTCGCGCTGCTGATATTGATAACTTTAACTATTTAAAATTTGCTAGTACATTGCCAACAGCGCAGTACTGGGAATTTAAATTAGAATCTATTGCAGAATCATTTGCTGAGATCAGAAAATATAAAGAGTTACGCAAAGAAAATGGATCTACAGATTTTCTATACTTAGACAATTCACCTAATGCCGTCAGTATTTCTTTGCCTGGTGTGGGTACCTTACAAGCAGCAGGACGCATTTTGAATAGTAATGCAGGTTTCCCGCCTTTAAATGAAACTGTAAGCGGCATTTCTGAATGGGACTTATTTAATCTCGATGCTGATAACCAATGCCAGTTCTCGTTTGAAGCAGGCCCTGAATTTGCGCTTACTTGCGTAACAGAACAACAGACACAATCATTTAGTGCATTCCCAAATTTGTACAAAAACCTTAGCATGGTTGGCCTTAATTTATATTCTGGTCGTAATTTACAAGATCTCCGCAGCTTTACGGCATTCGTAACTAAGGGGCGTCTTTCAACCTTGTTAGATGGTGGCGGTGTTGGCTGTGCATGTCATGCGCCAGATATATTTTTAGATACTGTTGTCGATTCAGAAGATGGCATTGGTAAATATGCCAAAATTGAAGGCGTTGATGTTGCACAGCTCACAAAAACAAAACGGTTTTGCCGTGTAAATAAATTATTCATGGATGGTATTATTGCTGATACTACTAACTGGCGTCAGTTTTGGGTTGATGCAGCACCATTTAGCTTACTGGAATTTGCACGTATCGGCGGCAGGGAAACATTAATCCCAGCCGTACCATACGATGAGAATACTGGCGCGATGAGTCGCATTGTAAATGTAACGGCATTATTTAACCAAGGCAACATAATGGAAGGCAGTTATAAGGAAGAACATCTTGATTATGGCTCTAGCGTTCAAGATTTAATTGCAACCGTTGTATACCGTGGCGCCGATATAAATGGCACATTTTCAGCTAACCGCGCAATAGAAGTAAAGTTAAAAGATACATCAGAAGTTGATGCGGTACGCGAAACCTTTTATGTCGCGCAGTTTGTTAGTACTAGAGAGCAGGCAATAATCTATGGTAAATTCCTATGTCAAATACGGCGGCATATAAAGGTGGGCATTGAATTTAAGACATTTCCTACAATGGATCCTGTAAGCCCTGGTGCATTTATCTATGTTGATATTGGTCAAAATAGCTGGGACGGTATTCGTACAGGCATCATTGGCCCTGGCGGTGTGCTTAATATCCCGATGGATAATTCGTTACCAGATGCAAGCTACGAGTTTTTGCTATATCAAAGTGGTAATGCCGTGATTTCCAGAGTTGCTACCACTTCAAGCAATACTGCTGCCGGATTAGCTGACTTAGACGGTTACCTTTTTGTATTAGGCCAAAAGACCACTACTCGTCGTGTGTTCCGCGTAACAGAAGTAGAAATGGATGAAGAAGGCGAGATCACTGTACGTGGTACTAACTACCCATGCACCAGTGATGGGCTGTCTGAGATTGCTAATTTTAATGATGCCAAGTTTACCGTGATTGGTGCGTTAGACTAGCAACATCAGCACTCAGCTTTAATGGCTTACTACACCGGACGCACTGGCGCCTTATACCTAACTAGCACTGGCACGGGTGGAGTAACACCTGCAAGTAGCGAACAGGCACTAAAAATACGCGATTGGTCTTTGGAAACGACTTTAGAATTGCTTGAAACTACTACAATAGACACAGCCGTTAAAGGTTTCACCCCAGGAGCCGTTAGCTCTACCGGTAGTGCAACTGTCCTGTACTATCGCCGCGAAGGTACTACTAGCACTGAACCAGGTGTGCAGTTTGATCAATTTTTAGGTAAATTAATGAAATCGACAAATGCTGGTGTTACTGAAGCCGACCGCGTTGGCATTGTTTTACGTGTGGGTGCAACAGGCGGTTCGGGAGATGATGTTAAAGATGATATTGCGTTTAACGCTTACATAACCAGTGCATCGTTAGCAGTAAACACAGGAGAATTAGCATCCGTAGCAATCCAGTTTACAGTAGATGGTCCATTCCGTGAATTGATCGACGCATGACCTTTTTTCTAGGTCACTACGGCAAAATTAAACTACGCCGTAAATCTTCTATCAGTTTTACAAGTTCGATTCGTTCGGCTGATGTAAATACCACATTAAATCGTGTGGGCTTCGACGGCTCTCTTGAAAACATACTGACTGGAGATCGCTTAGTAATAAACACCACTGATGCACGAGGTCTTGATTTTTTACCTGCCTCCACATGGCCTGATGGCGGCGGCGTTACCCAAAATTCCGTAGTGCTGTACTGTCATATTAATGCCATGGGAGGCATACGCTTATTCAATACATTTAGCAATGCAGTAAACAATGTTCGAGCATACGAATATCCTTTGGAGGCGTTTGCCGGTAGCCAAATAAATATAACAGTACAAATTTTTGAATCTGTAGATCGAGTTTTAGGTAATGTAACCGGCTTCACTTTCAACACTGATCGCGAAGCATTAGAAGCTACTACAATGTCCGATAGATTTAAGCGGATGTATTCTGCGGGTTTGATAAGTGGGTCAGGTTCAATTGATTGTTTATTTGACGCAGAGAACAATGGAATCAATGAAAATTCCTTACTTATGCTTCAGCTTATCAATCGAACCGATATTGGCAGCGAATTTAATTGTTTTTTGCAGCTAACAGATAATAGTATTTATACAGGCGTCGAAGATGTATATTATGAATTTGATGCAATGGTCACAAAAGCAGGTGTGGACGTAAGGGCAGATCAAGTAATATCGTGTGTTATTGACTTTGTAACAACAGGGGAAATCCGCTTGTTGATTGGCGAACCCGAAGGCTACATCCTGAAAGAAGACACCGACCGCATCCGCTTGCAGCAAAGCCTAGACTTCTTACTGAGTGGTGTGGAGGACTAGAATGGCGGTAGTCTTGTTGTACCTCGGAGTTTTATAGCGTGGCAGACCAGCGAATAACGGAACTGACTCAACTTAGCGAAGTTGATGTGGCCGCCACGGATGTGCTGCCCATTGTCGATATAAGCGCAAGTCAGACCAAGAAGGTAACTGCAAAAGACTTATTTGAAGCTGGGGCAACCCTAGCGGATAGTGCCAGCGTTGACATTATCAAGATAAACCAAAGCAGCGCCACAAAGATTGGCACCACTGCTTTAGCCGACGATGCTGTAACTGCTGCAAAACTAGCAGACGACAGTAGTATCGTTTACGGACCAACCGAACCATCTTCGGATAATTTTGAAGGACGCGGCTATGTAAGCAGCACTACTAAGTACATAAAGATTTATGACGGCAGCGTATTTCAACAAGTAGTTGCACCCACGGCTGGTATAGATAATCTTGCCGTAACAAATGCCAAGATAGCAGAAAATGCTATTACAACTGCCAAGATTGATGCAGCGGGACTTGCTACTGCAGGTATTGGCAACTTAGCTGTCACAGGAGCTAAGATTGCTGATGCAACAATTACTTCGGGTAAATTTCAGGCTGGTGCTGTCAATACTGCTGCCCTTGAGAATGATGCAGTCACCACTGTAAAAGTAAATAACAACGCAGTTACTTATGCAAAAATCCAAGACGTAAGTGCCACGGACAAAATACTGGGACGCGCTAGTGCCGGAGCAGGGGATGTAGAGGAAATACCTTGTACGTCAGCAGCTCGCGCTTTTCTGGCCGAAGCTGATGCAGCAGCTCAACGCGCTCGACTAGGTTTAGGCTCTTTAGCCACGCAAAATGGTACATTTAATGGTGGAGTTATCAGTGGTACCAGTTCCGGTGTTAATACAGGCGATCAAACCATAACACTCACTGGTGATGTAACAGGTAGTGGCACCGGTTCATTTGCGGCCACCATTGCCGCCAATGCAGTAACAACAGCAAAAATTGCTGACAGTAATGTTACTACTGCGAAAATCAATGCAGCAGCAGTTACAGGAGCAAAATTAGCAGCTAGTTCTAGCACTGTAGTAAGCGGTAATGCACCGACAGGTAGTGGTGATTTTACAGGCCAGCAATGGTTAAATACAAACACACAGTTAGCTTATGTATGGGATGGTGCAGCATGGTTACAACAAGCAGGTGTGCAAAGTTTTACATTCAGTGATTCCACGCCATTAACATTTTC